TTGAGGGCCGCACCTATTCGATTACCGACGTGCAGCAGTTTGGCCGGCGCGTGGGACTCATTCTAACCGTGTACAGCCGTGGCTAAGAACCTATCCTTTGTAGGCATCGAAGAACTGTCGCAGGTACTTGACGCGCTTTCGGGCGATAATAAGCTCAGCAACAAAGTAGTTCGCGGCATCCTTAATAAGGCTGCCAAGCCCATTATTCAAAAGGCGCAGGAGCTGGTACCGAAAGACGATGGCGACCTGCAAAAAGCTATCGGCACCATTCCCGGCCGGGGCCAGGGTAAAGGCGAGCAGGTATACGTCGGCCCCCGGCGCGGCGGGCGCTTCAAGGGCTACGCGGGCCACTTGGTGGAATACGGCACAGCCCCGCACATCATTCGGGCCAAGGCCGCTGGCGGGCAGCTGCGCCTGCACGGCAACGTCTTCGCCGAAGAGGTGCACCACCCCGGCGCGGCGCCTCATCCATTCATGCGCCCAGCCTTCGACAGCAAAAAGGATGAGGCCATTGGCATCATCAAAGATGAGTGCAAAGCAATTATTCTGGACGGTTTCAAGGAAGTTTTAAAATGAAAAATCTACTCGCATTCACCGCCTTTCTGGCCGCTGGTTTTCTGCTGGGCAGCCGCCGGGCGCGCAAGGCTGGGCCTGTTCAAGAAATCTGCATTGAGGTGAAAGCAGATACAAAAAAGGCGCTAGCCGCCTTAAAAGAACTGCAAGCACAGGTTGTAAAAACTGATGCCGCGACAGTTCAATTCACGCAGCGCGCTGCTGATTTGGTCGCTATCACTCGGGACTACCGCACTAAAATCACTGATTAGTAATGGAGCCCGGCGCCATCCTCTTCGACCTGCTCAGCAAGGCCGCCCCCGTGGTGGCCCTGCTCGGCGCGGGCAGCAAGGCGCGCATTTACCCGGTAGTAGCGCCAGAAAAGACGCCGCTGCCCTACCTCACCTACTTCTTAGTGAGTCGGGTGCCTGAGGCTGGTAGTTCGGCCAACTGCCGGCTGGGCGACGTGGCACGGGTGCAGCTCAGCTTTTTCAGCAAGGACTACCCCACGCTGACCGCCCTCACGGCCGCCGCGCGCACCGTGCTTGATTACGCTGAACCGGAGCCCGGCGTGTATCTGGAGCCCGATAACCAGCAGGACCACCACGACAAAGCCGCGCTCTGCCTGTACCGCAGCCTCGACTACCGCGTGGAATTACCCTAATTTTTCTCTCACCTCTTTTCTGCAAAACAATGGCTTTAGACAAAATTCCCGGCCGCGATATTGGCGTTTCCATCGAAAAGGATGTGCAGGGCGCGCTTACCGATGTGCTCGTTGGGTGCATCACCGACTCCACCTTCGACGTGGATACTGAAACCGAGGAAGCGACCTGCATTGCCAGCGGGCAATTCAGGGAGTTCATCGGCGGGCAAACCGGCTGGACGATGGGCGGTACGCTCAACGTGCGCCAAGCTACCGGTGCCGACAAGGACGACAACGTGACGGCCGAAGACCTGCTCGACATTCAATTGAGTGTCAACAACAAGATTAAAATTCGCTACCGCCTCGGGTCGAAGACGGGCAACGCTTGGTACACGGGCGAGGGCATCATCACGAAGTCCAGCTTCAAGGGCCAGCTCAAGGGCATCGCCACCTACGCGCTGAGTGTGCAGGGCTCGGGCCCGCTGGTGAAGTCGTTCGCCCCCTAAGCCGCATCATTTTCAAGTGTTTGCTCAAAAACCCGCTCGGCTTCCGGGCGGGCTTTTTGGGCGAAACCCATTCCCTTTTTCTCTGCAAACATGAACGTCAATACCACCCCCAACGCTGCCCGTGGCGAGGTTACCGTTACCATCGCCGGCCAGCCGGTAGCCTTGCGTTTTAGCCTAGCCGTGCTCCACGACTACACCACTGCTAAGCGCTGCAAAATACCCCAGGTGCTGCAAGACATGGCTGAAGACACGTTGGGCACCATGGCCGATTTGCTTGCCATTGCGGTGCGCCGGGCGGGTAAGCCCGACTTTACAACCGCCGATGCACTGGAGCTTTCGCAGGAGTTGACCCAAGAGCAAGGCAACGCCATGGCCTCTGCCATTTGGTTGGCGCTTAAAATCGACCAAAACCCTTTGCTCAAAGCGCTGATAGCTCAAGCTCCGACTCCAGCGCCGAAACAACAGGAGTCGACGACTGGGGACAGCACCTCGACTTTGCTTACGGCGAGCTAGGCTTAACCCCTAAAAAATTCTGGAAGCTCACGCTTTCCGAGTTCGACCGCATGTGCCGGGGCTACCATCGGCGCAACGCAAACCAGTGGCGACAAACCCGGCTGCTGGCGACGCTTCAACTAAACGCCCACCGTCCGGCGCACGCGCTACCCTTTGTGCCCGAGGAATGGATGCCCCTGTACGGCGACACCCCACCCCCGCCGCCAATGGATGAGCAGGAGTTTGATGAAACAATGGCCCGCCTGGCTGAATTTGATAAACTATAAGTTATTATGGCTGATATTCTTGCAAGCGTATCCGTAGTTCTCGGAGCCGAGATAAGCGGGTTTCGGGCGGCAATGGCCCAGGCCCGCCGGGAACTGAGCGGACTCGTGAAGTTCAGCGAGGGCTTAAAGGATGTCGGCGAAAGTCTCACCAAATACGTCTCGCTGCCCATCGCCGCGATGGGCGTGGGCGCGCTGAAAATCGGCGGTGATTTTGAGTCGGCCTTCAATCGGGTACAGGCGGCTACCCAGGCCAGCGGCTCAGAGCTGGAAGCCCTCCGCAAAAAGGCGCAGGGCATTGCCCTCGACCCCAACTTGCAATTCACCAGCGTGCAGGCGGCGCAGGCGCTGGAAAACCTAGCCAAGAACGGCGCCAGCACGGCGGATATTCTGGGCGGGGCCGTGGACGCCACCACGGCCCTGGCTACGGCTACGGGCTCGCAGCTGGCCACGGCGGCCGACATCACGACCGATGTGATGAACAACTTTGGCAAGTCGGCCGAGCAGGCGGCGGGCCTGGTAAGCAACATCACCGGGGCCACGATTGCCAGCAAATTCAGCATCGACGACTACCGTCAAGCACTTGGCCAGGCCGGCGCTGTGGCAGGCCAGCTCGGGGCAAGCTTTGAGGACTTCAACACGGCGCTCAGCCTCACCAGCTCGGGCTTTTCATCTGGCTCGGATGCAGGCACCAGCTTCAAAACGTTTTTGCAGCGGCTAGTACCTCAGAGCAAAGAGGCTGAGGCCGCCATGAAAACACTGGGCCTCAATTTTTTCGATGCCCAAGGTAAGCTGCTACCCCTGCGCGACGTGGCTGGTCAGTTGCAGCGGGCGTTTGCTGGCCTTTCCGACCAAGCTAAAAACACCTTTGGCACCCAGATTTTTGGCGCAGACAGCATCCGCACGGCCCTGTTGCTGGCTAAGGATGGTGCGGAGGGGTTTGACCGCATGGCCGAGAGCATTGGCAAGGTGAACGCTGCCAGTCAGGGTGCTATCCTAAATCAAGGCTTTACGGGTGGCCTGGAAGCGTTCAAGTCAGCTGCGGAGGGGCTCGGACAGGCCATTGCTGATAGTGGCGTGTTGGCTTTTGCCGATGGCCTGCTGCGGCGGGCCGCCTCCCTGGCCGCTGGCCTAGCACAGCTAAACCCGGCTGTGTTGGGTACGGCCACGGTACTGGCCGGCATGGCTGCCGCTATTGGGCCGGCGGCCCTGGCACTCGGCACGCTGGGGGCGGCGCTGCCCGCAATCCGGGCGGGTATTCTTGAGGTGCGGGCGGCTACGCTGCTGCTGCAAAACAACATGGTGCTGCTGCGCGGTGCGCTGGCGGCCGTACTGAGCCCCACGGGCGCTATTGTGGCTGCCCTAGTGACCTTGGGGGCCGTTATCTACGCAGCCAATACAGAGGGTGAGCGCGCCTACGCAACCTTTCAAAAGCAGGTAGAAGCCACGCGCAAACTTGATAGCAGCCTGACTCCGCTGCTTGACCGCTACGACCAACTCAAGAGCAAAACCAATCTGAGCGCTGCCGAGCAGGAAGAGCTGCGTAGCGTAGTGCAACGAGTGACGGACATCATGCCCGAGGCGGGCACCAGAATTGACGAGTATGGCAACTTTATCGATATTGCTGCCCAGAAGGCTCGCAAGTCAATCGCCACGTTCGAGGGCATAGATAAAAGCTTCGCGCTCGCTAGCTTGCCGGCCGCCAAGGCTCGACTGAAAGAACTGGAAGGCAGCTTCGCCAGCTTGCAAAAAGCAGCCGAGCAGGTAAACGACACGGGCAAGTTAAACGGCGTTGCGCTCAGCAGCTTAGGCGACAAAGGCGCGGCTGAAAACCTAGGCTATCTGCGCGATGACATTGCCAAAGTGGGCGAAGAGCTGGACAAGCAACGCAAACAGGTCAAGGACTTTGAGGCGGCGGCGGGCGTGCTGGCCACTACCATCGGCGGCAAGCTCACGCAGGCCCTGACGGATGCTGACATCGCCCTCAAGTTTTTCGGCAGTGGGGGCGGTGGTGTAAGCGCGCAAATTGGGTTGCTGGCCAGCCTGCGCGAGCAGTTGGATGCCGTGCGGAAAGCTCGTGAAAATGAGGCTACTGAAAAAGCTATTTTTGCCGACGATAAAGTAATAGCGGCGCTAGAGGCAGAAATTGCACGCCTCGAAGGCCTGGCCAAAGCAGGCAGTAAGCTGCGCGACGTGTACGCAGAAGTGCAGAAAAGCCTGGCCGACGTGGGTCGTCTCTCCACGGCGCTGGGCGACCAGTACGAGTACCTGAAAAATCGCCAGTCGGCTACTGAGTCGGGTATTAAAAAGCTGGTCGAAGCGGGTTACAGCCCGGCTTCTAAAGCAGTGCAGCGGTTGGTGGCCGACCTGCGCAACCTAAATACGACGCTCGGCGATAACGCCCTGCTGGCGGGCCGCACGGTAAAGGGCACCGAGAAACTGTTTGAGACGCCGGATTTTGAGTTGCCCAAACTACCCGAGCTTGAGAAACCCCAGGTGGTTGGCTTACTGCCAGATTATGAGCAGATTTTCAGTGATGCAGCGCTAGCGGTATTGCTAGGAAGTCAGAAATTGTCAGAGTCGCAACTATTTGCGCTTGATAAGCAGCGTGCATTTAATACTAATATTGAAGCCCTTGGCGAGCAGTTAAATAATTCAATTGGGCCATTGCTCGCTGGTTTTGCTGTTCAATTTGGTGATGCGTTTGGTAGTATTGCATCCGGCACCGCCTCCGTGTCAGATGCTTTGCAAGGTCTATTCGGTGGTATTCTTCAATCAATAGGCGCCTTCATGTCGGATTTTGGGGCCCAATTAATTGTAATTGGTATTGGCAAACAGGCGCTTGACACCTTGTTTAAAGGCATTGGAACGGGCCCGATTGCCATTGCTGCAGGACTTGGATTGGTGGCTTTGGGTGGCATCGTATCAGCCGTTGGCAAGGGCGCAGCAGGTAATCTCGCTAGTGTATCTAGTGGCAACACAAGTAATCCAACCATCACCAACTACGGCCAGCGAAGCAACCAGACCACCATCAAGGTACTGGCTGAATTTAAGCTACGCGGGCAAGATTTCGTGGCGATTGGCCAGCAGAAGAATTATCGCTCAAAGGTTACAGACTAAAACTACCCCACAAATACACTTGGCCCAGAAAGCCGATGCCAATAACTTTATGCCCGTAGTTGTGACCATTAATAATTAAATTCCACTCTGTTAGAGAAAAGATTCCCCAGTTTTTGCGAATTACCCCCTCTGCTGCCTTGGAGTCAGCAGTAAGCCTCGCATAGGGTGAAACATCCATCTTATTAGGATTTGAATTATCAAGATAGAAGTCATTGTACAGCCTTTCGCCTACAGCAATTCTATGGACTCGTATGCCTGGATTGGTTAGTAGCAGAATTAGTGCTAATGCAGCCGCTATAGGTAAAGCTTTTTTCATGGCGCCAAAATAACCAAGAAAGACAAAAGCCCCGACCGCAAGGTCGGGGCTTTTGTCTTTCTTAGCAGCCGCAGCCTTTACCAGTGGTCCAAGTGCAGCCATTTAGGCCGCAGTCGGATTTATTATACTTGCTGCACCCACATTTTGAAGTGCTTGGGGTGGGGTCGCCGCTGCCGCTACAGGCGGCGAGGGAGGCGATGGTTAGCAAAAGGAAAAGCTTGCGCATAGCAATGAAGGATTAGTGAGCCACGAATATATAGGTAATTTTCAAAGTCCTGCCCCGCTTTGCCCCCGCCCGCCCCGGTAGCCTGCCCCGGCCCGGGCGGAACTTCGGGGCATGGCTCTGATACAACTGCGGCGCAAGATTTTCCCCAACAATACAGGAACCGGAAGTCAGTATATTGCGCAGGTCATTTACTACGACACCGACCCGGCCGTGCGCACGCTCTACCGCACGCAGCTCGATTCGGCGCTGAACGACCCGGCCGAGTTGGCCAAAGATGCGCTGGTCGACACCTATCAGGTGCGGCCGGGCAAGGCCCTGGGCGTGTACTACAACGGCAACGGCAGCGTGTACACGAAGCCTGTGCCGCTGGCGCCCGGCACGGGCCAAAACCCGGTAGCGGTAAAAATGGGCCTGTTGCCCGCCTACACCTACGACAGCAGCCGCAGCGACGGTGTGGTCGACATCACGGGTGAGCTGGGCCTGCCGCCCTACCAGATTACCTTGACCGGCGCGGGCGGGGCCGTCAACCGCACCGGCACCTCTGTTTCGGAGCTCTACCCGGTGCGGTTTTACAACCTGCCCGCCGGCACTTACCTGGTGGGCATCACCGACGCAACGGGCCTCGCGGCCAGCCGCGTTTTCGACGTGGGCGTGGGCGTGGGCTACGGCCGGGCGGCACTCATTTACGAAGAGGCGTTTTCGAACGTCACCAACACCTACCAGTGGAGCTACAACGACCACGCGGTAGTATTTTACCAGTACGGCGGCAAAAGCCCCGGCGGCTTCTACATCGCCCCGCGCGCCACGCTGCTCGACGGCTACCTGCTGCCCAGCGGCCTCTGGCGGCGCGTGTACAGCGCCGGCATTAATGTCAACGGCGGCACCGACCCGACTACGCTGGTGTATTTCGAGGACAGCCCCACCACCGAAACCAGCGAGCTCGAGCTCGACAACCTGATTTTATTTCACCCCGACACGCCGGCTGAGCAGAACGGCGGGCTGCTGCTGGAAATGCGCGCCAGCCACCCGCCGCTCACCTTCACGCTGCGGGCCAGCCGGGCGGTGGTGGCTACCAACCAAACGGGCCACTTCGACGGCCTGCGCGCGCTGAGCTACACGGTGGAGGTCGTGGACCGCTTGGGCAAGTCGCTCACCGTGCCCGTGGAGCTCCTTGCCCGCTACGGCCCGCGCTGGCTACTGGCCTACAGTGACGTGGCGGGCGTGCCGTGCCGGCTGGAAATGTGGGCGGCGGGCTACACGGGCGCGGTGGAGAAGATTTTCGGCCAGGCCAGTCCGGTTATTCTCAAAACGGACGGGCTCAATGGCGCCATCGGCGGGCAGGGCGACATCGGCCCGGTGGTGACCACCACGGCCGAGCTCAACCTTCAGGTCACGGCCGATACGTTTGAGGAAATTATCGGCCGTGACCGCTATTGCCGCGTGGATTTCTACTACGACAACCAGCTGCACTTCCGGGGCTTCGTGGAGCCTAGTACCTACGACGCACCGATGTTACCGGGCCTGCAAAACGTGTCTCTGACCGCCACCGATGGGCTGGCCGGCCTGAAAGAGGTGTTTATGAGCGGGCACCTGAACCAGCGGCTGTACGGCCGCCGGCCCTGGCTCAACACGCTGCTGCACTGCCTGAGCCGCACCGACGTGGCCCTACCCGTGCGCCTGTTCACCAACCGCCGCGAGGTGAGCATGGCCACGACCGCCGCGCCGGAGCAGGAAGCCACTACCGACCGCACGGGCTACTGGAAAGAGTCGGAAAACGAACCCATTTTTCAGCGCCCAACACTTGAGGCCGTGGCCCAGGCGCTGGGCGGCACGCTTATGCAGCGCGAGGGCCGCTGGGAGATTCGTAATATTTTGGAAGCCGCCGGCGATACCGAGGGCCGGGCCTACCGCCCGGCCGGCACTCCGGTTGGCACGCTTACCGTGGCCGCCCCCACGGCCACGATTCTACCGCCCACGCAGGGGTTGCTGCACTGGCTTGATGCGGACCAGGTCAAGCAGGTGCGGGCCGGCTGGAAAAGCCTCACTGGCAAAACCGATGTGGGCTACCTCAAAAACGCCTACCCGCAGGGCGCGGTCTTTTCCGATAAAAATGCCTGGCTCGAAGACGCCAGCCGCTTGCAGGCCGTAAGCGGCTGGCGGCCGGGGCCGGGCGTTAGCTTTCCGCTCATCCTGAGCCGCACCGGCGAGAAAGGTGCGGACTACACCACCCTGTGGCCCCGCGCGGTGCCCGGCGACATGCTCGACAAGCGCTACCTGCAAGGCCCGCCGCTGCCGCTGGCCCCCGGCGGCGAGGCCGTGCCGGCCGCACTGCAGCTTACCGGCCGCTTCGTGCCAGCCGAGTACTACCTCGACGGCGATGGCAATCAGGTGGCCGCGCCAACCAACGCGCAGAAATGCGTGCTGGCTTACGAGCTGGTGATTGGCGGCCGGCCGGCGGGCATTCAGCTGGCTGAGTTTGAGCTGGCCGCCACCAATGCGGCGAAGGATACGGTGGTCAGCATCCCGCTCAAGGCCCTGCCCAGCGCCGCCCCCGGTGCCGAGCTGCGTATCTACGCCTGGTACGCGGCCGACACGGGTGCCTTTACCCATGCCGCCACGCTGGTCGGCTTGCAGCGCTACAAGAAAGGTGACGTGGTAAAGCACGATTTCGGCGGCGGCGACGTGCGCCTCTACGTGGTGCGCTTCGATGGCGCGTTCACCGCCACCGCCACCAACCCCGACGTACTCACCCAGCTCACGGCCACCGATGTAGGCCTGGGCACGTTTTACCTGAGCAGCGCTGGCATTCAGCTCACGCCCCAAGGCGCCACCTGGGAGGGCGAAGACAACTTCCGGGCTGATGGCCCCGCCGGGCATATCCGACCCAGTGACCCGCTGGAGGTCTTTCACCCCGACGTACCGCTGGCGGCGGGGCTGTTCGGTGGCAACCTCTACGCGTTTAGCCGCGGCGTGGCGCTGCTCGACGGCACGATGAGCACCAGCTGGCGGCGCAGCATCGACAAGGACGCCAGCCCGCTTCTTGAATCGAACGTGTACGACGGCCTGGCCCTGCGCGACGGCGCGAGCCGGCTGCTGCTGGGCGTACTCAACCACCGTGGCACCCCGCCGCCGCTGCTGCTCGATACGCTGGACGCGCCCTCCGACGTGCCCGGCCGCCGCTTTGCCGTGTGCGCGAGCGCCTGGGACACGAAGCTGGCCCATACCGAGGTCTCACTGGTGCAGAACGGCGTAGGTGCCAGCGCTAACCACCCCTACGGCGGCATCACGGGCAAGGTACTGATTGCCGACACGTTATACCAGTGGTTGCCCGGCCAGTTTACGCCGCACGCGCTGGGCGCGGACGATGGCAGCTTGCTAAGCTGGGACTAGCCGCTTGCCCCGCTTTGCCCCCGCCTGGCCTAGCAGGCGGGTAGGGGGCGGGCGGAACTTCGGGGCATGCTACCGCCGCAACTACGACGCATTCACCAGCTACCCAGCCTGGTTACGCCCAAAACCTCGCTTTCGGGCGCTTATACCGTGTGGGACGTGCCGCTCGGGCCGGTGGGTGGTGCCTACAAAACGTTCCGTGGCACCGCTGAGCAGTATGCCGAGTATCTGGCGACCATCCTGCCGGGCAGCCCCGGCGGCCCCGCCGTCATTTCGCAGCCTATCTCCCTGGCCGGCGCTCAGCAGCTGCGACTCAACGCCCCGCCGGCGGCGCAAGTAGTCAGTAATATCCTGTACGCGGTGGAGGGCAGCGGCTGGAATGGCGGCACGGTGACAACCACCGTGCACGTACACGGCCTGAACCCCAGCACCTTCGCGCCGGTCGGCTACGTGCTCGATACCCAAGGCGTGCAGCAGTGGGTCAGCGTGGACGTGGCCGCCGGGCTGGTAGATACGGAGGCCGTACGGGATGCCCATATCATCCAGTACGGCGAGCTGCGCCTCACCGCCGGCGGCGCGCTGCAGGTGCCGCTGCTGCTCGGCCCGGCCGTTACCACGGATGCGGTAATTGAAGAGCTGCTGGTGCCGCTGGCGGGCACTACGCCCACGCCCGCCACCACGCCGCCGGGCGTCGAGCCCGACGACACCGCCAATACGCTCACCGTAACGCACCCCTACGGCATGAGCGCTACGGAGGCGCAGGTGAACTTCAGCAGCACCTGGCTCGCCTACACCGCCATTCCGGGCTACAACGCGAGCACCGGCAAAATCGACGTGGGCAACGTGGCCCGCCCCGCCGGCTACTTCACGCTACGCACCGCCGCCGATGCTGCCACCGGCCGGGCCGCCAGCGTGACCGTGCCGAGCGCCGCCTTTACCGCCACGACCGCGCCGGGCAAGCCGAATCTGCTCACCAACACCAACCTGGCCGATGCCAGCGCCTGGACGCCCGGCGACCTCGGCGTGGTAGCCGGCCAGCTCGACCCGGCCGGCGGCACTACCGCCGTGCTGGCCGTGCCGAATACGACTAACACAGACAACCACAACCTGCGCAGCGCGCAGCCATTCAGTGGCTACGCGGCCGGCCGGGCCATGAGCTACGTGCTGGAAGGCAAGCCGGGCGGCTACCGCTTCGTGACGCTGTGGGTGGTGCAGGCCAACAACAGCGCCTCGATAGCCATGGCCCTTTTCGACCTGCAAACCGGCAACGTGGTGAACAACCCCTCCGGCACGGCCGTGGCCAGCGTGCCACTGGCTGGTGGCTACTACCGCGTGCAGCTGGACTTCACGGCCAACGGCAACGACTTCTTCCTCTTCCCCAAAATCTGGGACAATACCACGGGCAGCAGCTACGCCGGCGACGGCACCAGCGGCGTGTACCTCGTCAATCCGGCGCTGCAAGACGCTTAATTTATGGCATCTACTCACCTCGCCGCCTTTCCAACCCGCCCCTACGCGTCCTACGAAAGCGCCAGCGTCTTCCGTAACGGCAAGTACCTGATTCGCACGCTCTACTCGTGGGAGCTGCGCATGGGCAACGCGCCCATCGTGTGGGACCGACTCGACAACGCGGGCAATCTCGTCACCGACCTCACGGGCCTCACCGTTGAGGTAGAGGGCAACAACATCACCAGCACCTGGGCGGGCACCATCAACAATACCAGCACCGAAAAAACCGGGGCCAAGAAGTTCACCAACTCGCACCAGCCTGCGGCCATGATTCCGGCCTGGGGCTTCACCTTCATTTTTACCGGCTACGAGGAAGGCGAGGGCTCGCCGGGCCTGAAAATCGACCTGGCCCGGCCGAATGAGAAAATTGAGGTAATCAAAAAGGATACGGTTGGCATCAACCGGGTGGCGAAGGATGCGAACTACCTCTACGGAGCCGCAACGCGGATTGTCTACGATGGCAGTAGCAACAAATACCGCACGGGTATCGTGGTACTGCGGCAGTTGCCAGGCGGCAGCAATGAGTACGTGGAGCTGCCCGGCATGGTGCGCGTGGAGTCGGGGTTAGAACAGCCGTATTACATGCTGGCCCAGCTTGACAGCCCCAGCATTCCCGACGGGACCGCCTGGAATCAGGTCGAGGTTATCTCGGACCTCGACGTAAGCGACCGTTATATCTACGTGGCCCGCGAGGGACTCGACCGCATTGAGGTACTGGACAAAGCCAACAACCACCAGCTGGCGGCCACGCTCTCCATTGCTGGCCCGCACCGCATTACGCTGGTGGGGAGTACTACCCTGTGGGTTAGCAGTAGCACCAGCAACACGGTGGCTGAGTATGCGCTGGGCGAGGGCACCACGGCCACGCGGACCGGCCGCGTGCTCTCGGGCATCAACGAAGCCGCCGACCTCGACACGTCGCCCAACCGCACGAAGCTGGCCGTTTTGGATGGCAACCGCCTCAATGACACGCGCAAGCTCACGACCTACGCCGCCCGCGTGTACGACGTAGCCAGTCTGGAGCAGGTATTTACCTACGGCCGCGCCGTGAGCTACGGCGACGATGCCACAATTGAAGATGATAAGCTGCTGCCTATCAATACAAAAACCTTTGAGCAGACGCCCAAAATCAACTCGACAGGCTTCGTAGCATGGCAGGATGATACCCACCTGTGGGTGGGCGATTGTGGCAACGACGACAACAAGCTGGTCAGCATCACCACCCGCCAGATTATAACCCGCATCGGCTGGCGCGGCTTCTGCTACGCGGCGGCGCTGATAGCCAATGACCGGTGGAAGAAGCTGCAAGATTACAAGCAGTTCGAACTTGACCCTGAAATCATTACCACCCAGGGAATTACCGCCACCAACGGAGCCTACCGGGCTACGCATAATTTCGCCCTGTTCCGTCGGGCAGAGTACGACGACAAGTACAACCGCCTGGCGCAGCCCACTAAGTTCGACAACGGCCGCACCTTCGCCTTTTTGCAGCACCAGCGGCCGGCCGACCCCACGGCTCCGGTTGATTTCCACCTGCTGCTCGTGGAGAAAACGGCCACGCAGGTAGTTTACACCGACCAGAAATTTCCGATTGGCTATTGCATTAATAAAGACCAGAGCCTCACCTACTACGAATCGACGGACGACAATGGCAACGTACTACCTGATACGGGGAGGGTGGGCGCGCTGCTCACGATGTGGAAGCGCCCCAAGGTCGGCTACAACGCCAACGGCGTGCCGCAGTTCGGCCCGCGCCAAGTAGCCTGGGGGCCAATTCGCGTAAGGCTGGAAGACCCTATCACCGAGGGCGGTGGGCTCGTGCGCAACACGCGCACCGACAGCGGCGTGTACATGACGTACAGCATCGATGTTACCTACAACAAGCCCAAGGGCTCGCGGGGCGGCTACTACCATACGGGCATCCTCGGCGAGGGCGAGCAGGAGCTGCGCGGGCGGTTCAGCCCCTCCACCCTGCGCGACTGGTACGAAGGCAAGTTCCCGGAAGATGACAAGTACGAGGATGCCAACGGCACCCACTACTCGGGCAGCTACTACCAAGCTGTCGGCGATAACTTATTCACCGGGGCCAACTGCGAATTTTACAAGGGCAAGGCTGTTTTCAAGTGGAAGGCCTACAATCCGCTGGGCTTGCTGCGCCACGTAGCAGGGCAGACCAACCAGCAGGGCAACCCGCTGCCGCCGGGGCCGCCGGCCTACGCCACCAACAGCACGCGGGGCGACTTCGCGCCCTACAAAAATTTCATTGTTCACGTCAGCGGGGACGAGGGCGCGGGAGCTGGCAGCATC